TTTGCATGACGCGACTTAAACGAAGCACGTTTCTTTTTCATTTTGTCAGACTCACCCGCTTTAGGTTTTCCTGCTGTGGACGCACCTTGCTCACCGAAACGAATAAGCTTAACAGTTTCACCCTCTTTAGCCAAAACAATGTGAGACTTCTTAGGGTGCTGTGGTGTTTTCTTAGCCTTATTGACTCCTGCGAGTCTATGTTTTTTGAGTAAGTTTTTTATTCTGTTGTCCATAGTTGCAAATATACGAAAAATTAAGTATACGCAACATTGCTCTTGATTGCGTTTGGAAGCTTATTTTCAAGTTCGGTTTTAACCAAGCCTGCAACTGCTGCATATCCAAATTCATTCCAATGCTGATGGTCTGTCTGAAGAAAAGCAGAATCCATGTACCCGTCTAAGTTTAAGTCTAATACGCTCATAATATCTATAAGGGAGACTAAATCTGAGTTTTCTGAATATTCGGCCACAACCTCTTGTTGCCATACCCATATCTTTTCGCCCCCATCTTTAAGCTCCGCTTTAGGAATCGCTGTGTAAGACGCACCCACTGTAAACGCTCCTTCTATTATTGTAAGTATCCCTTGACTTATGTTGTAGTCTAACAGCTTCCGCAGCTTAGTTTTAATCAAGTCCTCAGCCTCTGAATCTGTTAAAGCTTCTGCTCCTGAGTAGCTAGCAGCCATTTGGAATCTAGTGATTGTTCCTCCGCTAGTGATAATACAATCAGGGTTAACATCATACAACCCTGTACTTTTGGCTATTGAAAGCGCAGCAGTCTGTGAAGAGCCACTTATACGGGCATTGAAGTCTGTTTCATCTTTTGGGCTACTGTCACTATCTAAATGAAGGTCTACTTCTTCTCTAAAAAACAAACCGTTAATTGTATAAGAGTAAGCATCGTAATTGTCATGACTATGTAAAAAGCTCCAAGCTTCTTTATTATTTGTGTTAGGCTGTGAAGGTGAAGACAAGTCCCCTTGCTCTAGGCCTCCGTAAAACATAGAACTAGGCCCGATTTGAGCTACCACAGAACCTGCGGGATTATTGTCTGTATACTCTATAGCCTTCTCTTTAGTTATGTCTTCCTCTTTGCTAAACGCTATGCTCCTTATTCTTCCGTCAAAGTAAAATGAATCAAAAGCTGTGTTGTTAGAACCTGTAAAAAACTGAGAAGCACCTTCTATCTCTGTTGTCTCTTCCGCTGAGTTCACGACAACTCCGTTAATAGCGTAGAATTGGTCTTCTGAGCGGTACTTTACAAGAACCCTATTAAACTCGCCTAGTCTAAAAAATGTTTTAGCATTAGTGTCATCTAATAAAAGATTTGTTGCACCACCTCTTACTATTACTTTAGACTTCATGTCTGACTCGCTATATATTAAAACCCTGTTATCCAAGGTTGTATCACTGACACCGAGTGTAGTGAACTCAGAGCTGCTTCTAGGTCTATTAAACATAACATCAAGATACATGTATGAATTTGTATCAAACAGACTGCTTCCGCTTATTGATAGTTTTTCAGCTAGCCTAGGTACGCTTGTTCCCGAGCGAGGGACTACGCTACTAGGTTCTAGTCTCCTTTCTACCGTTGCTTCATATACAGATATAGATTCATCTGACCCTGCCCACTCTTCGTTTCCGCTAGGGTCTAAAAGAAATAAAGCAAATCTATAATTTCCTGCCGAGACCGAAGTTCCGTTTAACACTAGTCTTTTGTATCCTCCTACTTCTAGCGCAAACCTTCCTGTTGCGTTAGTTTCGTTAGATACAGTGCTATTAGATATATCGTATGTAACCGAGTCTAACTCAACAAAACTAGCGTCTAATCTCTTTAACTTAACCTTGGATATTCCTGTACCCTGCTTTAAATGAATAGCAAACGCATAGTCTTCACCACTCGTGAAAGATATCAAGTCAGAACCTAATCTGTGGTCGACAACTTCAGCACTAACGGTAATTGTTGATGCATTGTTTTGGTTCTCGGGACTTAGTGAAGAATGGTTTAATACAGATACACCGTTGTTATTCCAATAGCTGTTGTTAAAATTGTTTGAGTCGGCTAATAAATTTTCCGTTCCTGTTTCGATTAACAGAGACGGGCAACTCCCTCCGTAAGCATAGTCGTATCTAGGTAGGTCGTATACAATGTAATCTTCTGTTATGTTCACAAAATCATAAAGTCCGCTGCCTATTGAAATCATAGGCTTTCTAACTGTCACTGTTCCTTGGTTTCCGCTAAGGACTCCATCAGAGTTTATCGGGTATACCGCATAGGTAACTGAACTCTCATTGTAAGCAAATGAACATCTGTAAAAACCATCAGTTGACTCGGATATTTCTACTCCGTATACGCCACTAGTTTTAGATGCTGTAGATACCCCTGACTGAAGGTCAAAAGTAGCGTATTCAACACCCCCTGCTGACTTACTTATTGATAAAACAATGTATCTAGACGTTCCTTGCTTTGCTTCTATGTAATACCTTCTCTCTCCGTCTTCAGCTATTGTCTGACCTAAAAAAAGTAAACCACTAGAAGAATCAATTTCTGCTTCAATCCCAACCGCGTTAATAGATGCAGTAGAGGCAGACCAATCAGAAGAACCCATGTTTTTGCTAGACAGTATAGAGTTCCTAGAGTATCTAGATATAAAACCCGAAGAGTCTACATGAGTTGCAGGGAATCCACACCCTCGCTCTATAGTCAGGTCTCCTAGTCCGCTGTCAGGCTCTATGGAGTAAACTTTCCCGTTCTTTCCCATAGACGGTCTTCCGTCAAACCACATTGATGTAAAGTCTATCTGACTCATTATAAGCTGTATTTAGTAGTTAATTCATCCTCTGCATCAGATATATTCGCAGGAACTCCCGAGAAAACAACAACAGCCTTGTATTTGGAGTTATTAAAGGAAGGGATTGCACCATAGCCTATCTGAAGCTTTCTACTGTTGGATGATATACCTGTAGACCTAATCAAAGAGAAAGTGCCTAAGAGAGCACTATACACGTCTTGTCTGTCAGGAGAGGTAAGCTCCACCTTGTTGACAAAGTAAGACATTGATGTAAAATCTGATGTATGAGGGTCTAGTGAGTTGCCGCTTTGAGCAACGGTTTGATACTGAGAACTGTCGTCTGTGCCAAAAACAACAGCGTTACCCGTAACCTCAAGAACTGCAAGTGTAGCAAAGTTTTGAGATGTATCGTATTTAAAAGAAGACATTAAGCTGTCTCCTGTGTTTATAGTTTGGTTTTCCACATATCCTAAATAAGAACCTGACTTAACTATAAATGGCATTAGGGTAGGGTCTGTTTGCTTTGCGTGATTACCGTTGATTCCTTGGTCAAACCAAGTCTGAACCAAAACGTCACCTCCGTTGGAGAAATTAATCAAAGCTGTAGAATCTATGTTACCACTGTCTGTGAAGTAGATATCTAACGTTGCGTTGTCAGAGCTTCTTTGGGCCTTTATACATGCTCCAAAATAGTTGTTTCTTTCTAGGATTAAAGAATACGTAGCTGAGGCTGACTCCATTCCCGAGATATTAAGAAGCCCTGTAATACTTGATGGCGCTGTTCCGTCTAGCTCTTCTAAAACAGACTCTAAACAAGACTCACTGCCTATAGTTCCTCCGTCTGCTTCAACTCTATTTAGTATACTCCTTAATATTATGCTGTTGTATGAAACCGCGTTAGAAGCAGTAATGTCAACGGAAAATAAAGGTATATCAACAGAAATATTCAAGGAAACATCAAAGGCTTCTTGCTGTGTTATTTTTATCTGTTTAATCATGTTATTGAGTTACATCTTCGTTTATTGTAAACAAGCCATAAAGCCAAGTCTGAACAAACAAATTAGATGTTTTAGTAGACTCTAAGTCGTAAACATAAGAGCCTGATGAAGACATAAAAGAAGAATCTACAGTAGCTGTTAACCTGCCTGTAGTTGAGTCTGCGTTTTTTATATATGAAACTGAAGACTTAGCCACGACAACTGAGTCTGAGATATCTCTAACCTCTAGCTCAAAAGTGTATCCTGACAAGTCTATTGCAGCGCTGTCAGAGTCTGTAAAATCAACAGTAAGAGAAAATGTATCTCCTTTTCTACAGGTGATATCTAATCTTTGAGCTACGTCTAGATTTATTTTTTTCGAAGTGCTAGTCGAGGTGCTTGCCATTATTTCCTTATTTTATAGTCTTGTGCAAATATACGAAATTTAAAGCAAAAAAAAGAGAGCCGTAGCTCCCTTTGTTTATTTTTTAGTTTTTAGTTTTTAATCTATGGAGCGTCAGTAACTATGTCTGAGGCGGTCATATTATACATTTGAAAAACACAGTTCCCCTCTGTTCCGTTATCTTGAAGATAAGGATACGTGTCTCCATCTCCCATTCTCCACCAATGCTTAGGCTCAATGCTTAATGTAGATAAGTCAAAAGGAGTTCCACTGTTATATATGGAAGATATACTTGCGCTTTGGTCTGAGTCAAATATAGCCAATTCGTCTATTCTCTCTCCATTCAAGGTGTTTCCGCTGACTAATTTCCCTACCCTTAAGTTTTGACCACTTAAAGCTCCGCTCCAACCATAGTTAGTGTGGCTGTTGGTTGTTGATTGGCTTACGCCGTCTATGAATAGCTCAAACCTGCTGTAATAATTACTTATATCAGCACTTGATGCGCCTGTAGTTCCGCCACTATAGGTGAATGTAATGTGTTGCCAAACATCAGTTGTTAAAGCATTTGGTGACTGCGTTCTAATATGGTTGCTACTGCTCCCATACTGCATTCTGATTTTATTTGTACTTGTCAGTCTTATTTCTATAAGACCCCCATTAGTGGTGTCGTTTGAGCCGTAATAAAAAATAACCCTACCGCTTGAGGAGTTTGTTGGTTTTATCCAAAAAGAAATAGTCCAAGCATCTGAAGAGCCGCTACCATTACCGCTTCTACCTAATACCCCATCTAGCAATGATGCGTTTGCCCCTAGATAATCTTGATTATTGAAACTAACGCTTTTTGTATTTGAAAAAGGAGGAGAAGAAACTGTTAGGGATATAGTCTCGCTGTCTTGACCGTTGTAGTTTATGGCTTTAACAGGTATGTTGTATGTCCCTACAGCTAATGAAGAGCCTCCTATAAGTTTTCTTATATTACCTTCCACTGTTGTGACTCCGCTAACATTAGACAAATCCCATTCGTAGCCCACTCCTTTGTTTGCGGTTAATTCGTAATTTAAAGTATCCCCTTCTGTCAACGAAACAGACAGACTTGATGTAATGCTTGGAAGGTCTGCAGAAGCTGTTCCTGTGTTTTGGAATAATGCGTTTAACGTGTTTACCTTTTCGTTATCAGTTCCTGATAAAGCAACACTGTCTACAGAAACGTTGTCAGGGTTTATGCCTGAGTAGTAGGTTTTTGAACCTACAATAGACACTATACTTATCGTGTCTGTATTTAACACTGCTTGTATTGTGTTTACAGGAAAGTAGTCCCCTGTGCTCATTATTATCGTATTGTCTCTAGCGTCTATGTAAAAGTTAAACGAGTCTGTACCTGCTGCCACTTGCTCACCTATGCTTCCTAAAACATTGGCTTCTTGAGTAATGTAATCAGCAGCAGCTTGAGCGTTGGCAAACGGATTCGCATCAGCGTCCAAAAACTCCGTGTAAGGTATTCTAAAAAACTCATAGACCGTTGTTGATTCGGTTACTGTTCTTACATCATTTTTTATATTTACGGAGTTAGAGTCAAAACTGTCTACTTCACCGCTTAAGCACGAGTTCCAATAAACAGGATTACTTGAACCTTGAAATGTCACACAGTTCCCTGCTTCATTTCTTACAATCTTAATAGGCATTTTATTATTTTGTTATAGTTACTAATAGTGATAAGGGCTGAATCAATACAGGATTGTCTGACTTAATTACAGGTAGTGTGATAGCATTTACATCTTCATTAGAGGCTAGGTAAGCCGTAGATGTTACGCGCTGTAGTTTTGTTTCGCCTACGGTTCCCGTTCCGAAAAAACTAGTCTGACCCTGTAGAAAAAACTCAAATGTTATTGCATCAGAGCTGTTTCTTGTAGCCCACCACAAACCTGACTCAACAGTAGTGTTTTGGACTTGAGCGATTATATTGTAATCAAAACGAACAGATACTAAATCACCAACAGATAATCCATCTAAAGCTATAGTACCTGTGTCTGTTGATTGATTGCCCGTCATGCTAGAGCTACTCCATCCTGCAAAGTCATAATCTATAAGTGTGGTAGTTTTTCCCGCAGGCAAATGGTCTCCTGCAAACATACCAAACCCTTCAAAATTCATGTTCGGAGAAGGGTCGCTCCAATAGGGAGTGTCAACAGCCTCATGAACGGAGCGGTCAAGACCAAACCTCATGTAATTTCCCGCTGTCGCGTCTGCGGTCGTGTAAGACACGTTGTTAGATGAGTTCCATACGTATCCCGTTAAGTCTGTTTTTGCTTGAAAACCACCTGTAAACTCATAACCCGATGAGTTAACAACCATTTCTAGGTCAGCTTTTTTTGTGCTCCCTGAGTCTGCTTGAGTCGTATCTGTCGTATCTACAACAGGCACAAACATTCCCGAACCGTCTACGTTGCCTACATTTGATAATTGTGATATCTTTATGTTTGACATATTCTATTGTTTCTTACTTTGTTAATTTTATTCGTCTTGTATTGGCACATATTCAATGCGCTCCAATTCATTCAATTGGTCGTGTATTTCTTTATAGTATGGATTGGTCAAAACACCTACACTTACGATATAGTTGTTATTTGCATCCAATGCAAAATGTAACACCCTTCGCTTATTTGAATATCCATTCAAAGCATCGTATTGCTCTTGTGTTGCTTTTAATACTATCATAATGCCGCTATATATGTATCAACTGCTGTAACATACTCTTCCCATTCAGTTGTAGAAAATTTACTACCTACCCACGCTAATTTAATATTGCCCGAACCATAAATATTACTTGTATACCTAAATAATTTTGTTGAAACTATAGATGGAGATGCGTTCCCTTTACCTGCTTGAGCAGTACCTAAAGTTTTATCACCCAATAATGGTTGCATAGTTTGATTAGCCGTTTTTTGAATACCCATCATTCCTCTTTGACTTGAACCGCTTACCATAGCACCTGCATAGTTGGCATTAGTTAAAAATCTATTACCGCCGAATCCGCCTGTGCCTTCAAAATACCTTAATCTTTGTGTTGAACTATCCGCAGTTATTGGATATTCATTCCCTGCGGTTGATGAATACTCTGTTTCCGAATAAATACCCATAGATGCACTAAAATTATCAGCATCAAAGTTTGAACCTGTTGTACCTGCAATATGTTGTGTATCAATATAGTCAGCAACACCATCACCTGTGAAACCTGCGGTAGCTACATCCGTATCTGTGTTTACCCAAGCAATATCTGAATAAGCATAACCTAAATTTCCCGTAGGGTTTTTCCAATCTATCAAAGAATACTCCTCGCTTCCGTTATTTGCAAAAACAAATAACATATCAAGTTTATCCCAAACATTAGAATCTGCTTTTAATGAGGTTACAAGTGTGTTTTGCAGTTCTTGTTGTGATGCGCTTGGCAATGAATAACCTTCAGTAGTGCCTCTATTCAAAATGGCTTGATAGTCTGCGTTAAGAGCAGATGCTCCTTCGTAAAGAATACAGCTTCCATCCTCCAACAGTATAGGGTTCCCATTCTCGTCTGTAATACATGCGTACTTAAATAGACCTCTATAGGTTTTTGAAGGTATTGACTGAAGTATATTGTGGAGACCTAGCATTACTGAATGTAAGCAATAACAGTTCCTGAAGTTACAGTTACCGTAGTGAAGTCACCGTAAACAACCATACCTGTCTGAAAAGAAACACCGCTTAATGCGTCTCCATTAGGTGAGGTGGTAGTTAAGCCCTCTGCGTTAGATAAACAGTACAAAGCTACATAAGTCTCTCCTGCAGGCTGTGTAAACGTGCTGTCAACGACTCTGAATCCATCTTGTGCAAATGACTGTCTTTGAAATTCTCCCGTGTTAGTTAAGTTTGTGCGTCCCATTTTTTGTTTATTATTTGTTTATGATTTCATTATTGAATCAAGAAAGTCGTCTCCTTCTTCCTCTTCAGGTAGCTCTCCTCTCTCTCCTTTTCTTTGAGATATTAGCTTAGACTGTTGTGCTGCTTGCTTCTTTACTCGTTCGTCCTTTCTGTCTTCAGACATACTTTGAACAGCCTTCTTCATTTCAGTTCCCGCTGCAGCTACATCACGTTGATTAGCTCCTTTAAGCTTCTCTAGCTCTAGTTTGAATTTGTATTCCATCTCTAGTCTCTGAGCTTCTAGCTGAGATTCCATTTGCTTCATCTGCATATCAATCTGAGCCTTACCCTGAGCTACCTGCATATCTGCCTGAGCTTTAGCCTGAGCTGCTTGTTGAGCAACCTGACCCTGCATTTGAGAGTTTTGTGATGCTGCATCTTGAGCACGCTTAATTCTTTTAGCTCTTCTTATGATTAGAAGTCTTTCCGCTTGGTCTACGTCTTTTAGTCTACGTATAGCTATAGCGTCCTCTATGTCTATCTCCTTTTGACCTAAAGCCATTTGAATATTCTGTTCTAGATAAGCCTTGTCCGTGTCGTCCATCTCCGTGGTTACAACGATTCCAAAGTTATACATAGGAAGTTTTCTGAACTCCTTAAGGGTGTCCATAGCGCTTTTACCGAGAGCATTCTCATAAGTCTTAAAAAGAACAGACTTAGGTGGAAGGATTTGCAAGCATTTTATAACATCCTGACAAACACGCTTGTACAAAACAAGTGATGCATGAGTGATGTCGTATAGTGCGTTGTTAGCTGCTGCTTGTTGTTGTTGACGAACCCCAACCAAGGCATCAGACTTAGCTGTAGAACCGTCAACAGCTTCATTAACACCTGTTGCGTCACGAATCATTCGCAAGTAGTGGTTATACAACCCTATTAATTCGTTTATGTTCCGAATTGAATTATTAATCTCTCTAATAGGAGGGTTTTGGAATCCACCTTCGGGGTTCTTGGAGCGATAGTACATTACACCTGTCTGCTCGTAAATATCTTGAATATCTAATGGAGAAAGTTCCCCACCTGCACCAAGCTGCACATTGTCTAGTCCTTCGATATCAATCATGATACCATCAGGCTTTGCCTTAGCTACTGCTTGTTGAATCTTTAAGTGTGTAAGCTGTAATTGGTCTGCGAAACCAATGATAGAAGAAACCATAGACTTAGGCATCATTCTACGAAGGTTTGTCGCTACAATAGAGTATGATAGTGTTGTTCTAGATAAATCGTGTATGTTTCTAGGTTGATTATTTCTCTTCCCATATTTAACAAGATGTCCCGAACCTACTATGTAGATACCTCCATATAGACACATGTTCTGCATATAAACAGGATTCCTGTCAAATACAGACTGAGTAGGCATTTTGTATTCCTCTCCTTTGTGATAAAATCCCATGTTACCATACTTGGACATTTTCTCCTCGTATACAACTTCATCTAGTCCGATGAACTCAAAGTCTAAAATCTCAACAGTATACTCATCGTACCCGTATTCCATTCTACCCGTGCGCTCATTAAACGTTGTTCTTCCTAGGCTTGCACTATTGTTTCCGTATTTCCCTTTTACACCTGCAGCAATCTTAGCAAACTGTTCTTCGCTAAGTTCGTTATCTGCAATACGCTTAAGTTCAGACAGACTTATTTGTCTTATCTCTCCTGCGTAAACCAAGTCCTTCATGAACGGGTCTTCTGTGTACGAGTGAATAAGGTGTGCGGGGTCTACGTATCTTTCAACAATCCCGTGATTAGGGTCGTTCTCACGCTTTACAGCAGAGATACCATTAACCACTAAGTCTTCCACAGCTCTACGGAATGTAGAGTCGTTAAAGTCATTCCACTCTAGTGTAAGGTTTGTAGCTATTTGTGCAGCGATTTCTGCAGCTACCTTTATATTAACATCCATGAAGATTTCAGCTTCTTCAGGGGTGTCAGGCAGGTTGTCTACATCGTCTTTTAATGTAGCACCCATTTGTTTCATTTCTTTAAGGAAATCCTTGTTCTCTATTGCTGCTCTTGTTCGAGCTTTTTTGTTTTCTTTTGCTCCGCGAGAAACGGGGTCGATAGCCTCTACGTTAGGGTATGGCTTACGAGATAGAATCTTGTTTACTACTATTTTTACAAACTTAGGAACTATAGGTACAGGAGTCCAATCTAGGTTAAGTAAACTGCCTGCTTGTCCGCCTGCATCTAAACTGTTTAACAACTGCTTGTATATTTGAGTAGATTGAGTTCCCTGAGCGTAATCTCTAGAACGTTCAAATTCTTTTAGTCGTTTTTGATACAACGATTGAGAAGATTCTGTTCCTCCCCATTGTCCTAGTATAGCCTTAGCATAGGCTGCTCCGTATCCCTTTGATGTTTTCTCACTAGACTTAGCGAGAGGATTAGGGAAGTTTCCATAGTTCTTATTCATTTCGCACAAGATTATATTGTGCAAAGATAAGAAAAAAAGAGTTAATATCTCCTAAAGAACTTCTTGTCTGAAAAGTCTACTCGCTTTACTTTTTTTGTTTTTATTTGGGTTGCTAACAAGCATAGGCCTGAGCTTATAGATAAATCGTATTTTGTACGATTCGTTATTTTAAAACCTACCCAATCTTCTAAGGTTCTGCCTAAGTACATTCTCCCCATGTTTCCATCAGCGTCCTCTCCCACATAATTGTTTATGTAAGCCTCTATAGCCATTGCATGCTCTTGTATTACTTCAGCGGAGTTAGATGGTATTCCTTTTGTTTTAGATTTACTAGCTCCACCTCCTAGGTGCTCAGGACGGTCAAGAAGGTATTCTAAATAGCCACGCTCCTCGAAGTAACGAGCAATTCCATACTTGTTGTTCTCTATCAAGATAGGGTAGCCAAAGTACACTGCTGCCATCAATACATCTTCGTAAAATATCTTAGCCATTGGTGGTCTAGAGCAATACTCTGCAACAAAGACATTACTAGCTTCATTCATACTGAATTTATTGTAGAAATGGCAAGCACCCTTAGAGCCTCTTCCGTCTACGGTGGAATCAAGGTCATAGCTATCCACTCCTCCTACGCCTAAGTTGGTGTGAGGTGCAGTCCAATGTCCGTTTCTATGCTTTACTCTTATGTTGGTTTGCTCCTGCTTTGGAGTCCATGACAGAACCCAACGACCATCGGGGCTTGGAACGAATAAAACCTCTGAGTCCATGTCTCCATTTTTCCATTGAAAGTTACCTGTAACGGTAGGCTTAGGGAATCTAGTTTCGTTGTGCTCTATTTGTTCGTATATCTTACCTAAGTTAAACAGACTACTTTCTATAGAATCTCTAAACGCTTCTTCAGGAGAAAAAGGAAACTGTCTTATTACTTCGTTTAGCTCATTGGCATCATCCTTAAGAGCTTTTCTTTCATTGTTTAGATATGTCCTTGAGCCTATGTCAATAAAGTCTCCCTCGATAGTCTCCACGGGTTCTGCAGGGTCTTCTATAATAGGGTTACCAAACTTATCAAAGAATCCTTCAAGAGCCTCGTAAGCAGGTATAAATATTCTATAAAGCATAGAGCGAGTACGACCATTAGCATTACGCTCATTAGGGTCTGAGTCCTGCCATAAGTCTTTGTACTGCTTGCCTCCCTTATCCATTGGATTTACCGTAGAGCCCACTAAAGCAGTGCCTACAATCTTTCTACCAACAATAAGACACGTGCGTTGAATACGCCAAGCCTCTCTGATGTCTGCAGGCTTTTCCCACTTGCCCGCTTCATCTAAGAAAAGGTAATACAGCCTCTCCCCATCATAAGCGTTGTTTACGGTGTTTCTCCAATTTATGATTGTATTAAGAGCTTCTCCTGCTTCTGCTGTTTTGTTGTTCTTTGTAATCTTTTTAGAAGGTTCACGAAAAGCTAACTCCATACGAGGATTGGTAGTACCGTCCTGTATTGGTTTAAAGAAGAAAGGAAAGTGTCTGTACATTCCAACAACCTTTTTCATAAAGATGTTATCCTGAGCGTCCTTACCTGTCTTAGACATAATGCCTAGAACCTTGTCCTTTACCTGTGTTCCTTTGTTTAATGTTTTGCCTACCGCCATATTCGTGTATCCTGAACGTCTACACTTAACGAAGTTTTGCCCTACACATCTAGGGTCTACCTCGCAGGCTTCTGCATGAATCTGTAACTTTCTCTGAAATGATAAATAGTAGCCATAGAATGAACCGTCTATCTTAGTCCATTGCAAGAGCATGTAGTGGTCTCCTGTTATGTAAGTGGCCTCACCATTAAGGTACATCCAAACCCCTTCACGCCTACGCTTAAACTCTCTTTCGATATATGGACGATAGGTTTTTCTAAAGTTACTCGGCTGCTCCGACCACTCATCCATAGAACGAATCCTTTCGAGTGCTTTTGGGACTTCCTGACGTTTCCAATACTGCTCAGACTTAGGTAAATCGGAAAACAATATATCTTTTTCATCGGGCTTTTCAGGAAGCTGTATAAACAATCCTTCAAGTTCGATAACCTCACCCATTGTATCGTTAGGGCATATATTGATAACCTCTTCTTCAAATCCTTTTATTTTCTTTAGTCCTGCCATACCTTAGTGTACAACGTACAAATATACGTTTAATATATTAATTAAATGTTTAGACAAACTACTTCTTGCTGAAGCGCTCTGCAAAGCCACCACCGAAATCTTTTTCTTCTTCGATTCCTCCTGTTTCTTTTGCGTTCTTTATCATTTGCTCTATATCCTGCCTGACTACTAAAAGCTCCTTAGCATCCATTGCTGTTTGCTTTATCGAAGCTAGTTCAGCCTTACGAGCAGAGCCCGTGACTTCACTGTCTACGGGCTTCTCTATTTCTATAATCATATTATTTATAGCTGTCTCGGTAGCTCTGAGCAGATTCTCCGCAGCTTCCAATGTGAAGTTTTCACTAGACATAAGCAGCGTGTATATATGCGGGCTTCATTCTAAACACCTGAGAGCCATCAGGTAGGGTTATTCTATAGTCTGCATTCTTTCCGTACACAACTAAATCACCAACCTCTAATCCTAATTCCTCTGTTCCTGCACTCGGGTAAAGCACAACAGATTCCTGCTTGGCTTCTATCTTCTCAGTGCCTAAAAACAAACCTCCATCTGACATGATGTCAATCTCCTTGTCTTCTGTAGCTTCTAAGATTACCCAATCTCCCAAGACTGTTTTAGAGCCATCCTCATGGATTACAATGTATGCTTGACCTGTTAGTTCCGTTGGGTGATAAGACACTAGGTAGTGGTCTTCTCCAATGCCAAACTTATCAGGCTGTTGTCCTATATGGTGATGAAAAACTAATGTATCACCAACCTTGACGTTACTTGGAATGTCTCCTTTAATCGGAATAGCCTTAATAGTACCGTAAGATATACGGCCCTCAAAGTCGTCCCAACGAGTATCCTTAAATAACTCTACTCCATCTACCTCAACGGTATCTTTAAACAGTTTAGGTATTTCTACTATAAAATCATATAATGGTCTCATCAGCTTAACTCTATATCATATTCAACAATAACAGGCATGCCATCAATAGATTTCCATAAAACAATACCGTCTTCGTTTTCTATGTAAATCAAGTATCGTAAACGACCATAAAGCTGTTCTGCTCTTCCGTCCAATGCTATGGCATGAATCTCTCCTCCTCCATAAACGGTTTGTCCTACAACAAACGCAAACCCATTCTTAGGGTCTTTACCGCATATTATCTTTCTAATTGGGTTCTCCATCTGTGTTGTCATTTATAAAGTTAATCCAATCTTCACTAGTCCAATCCTTCGTGTCTGATACGTCCATAGGAATTATATCCTTCTCCATCTCTTGGTAGTACGTTAAAGCCACTGAAAGAACTTCTTCCAATTCGTCTTCGTCTACTACTACGTAGTCTAATATGGTTTTTAGTTTTGTAGAGCCGTCTTCGCCTTCGGTGTAGATTCCACCTATAAAAGCCTGTGTGTATTGGTCTTCCAATCCGTACTTCTTGACTATGGCTTTGATTCCGTCTAGCTTTTCAGCCACTTCCTCATAGAACTCCTTCGGAGCATCTTGTAAATCCATTGTGTATTTTTTAAATTAAATTGTATAGTACAAATATACGAAAAACTATGCCAAAGAGCAAGATACACAAAAAGAAGATAAACAGGGAGTTCCTACCGTTACAGGATAAATACGTCCGCCACAACGATATGAAGTACCTTAGCCTAGCTGTAAGAGATATGGTAAACAATACAGATTTAACAAAACCTGAGTTAGAGTTTCTTTTATATGTGTATGACCTAGAGTTCTTTGAAATCACATGGGTTGCTAATACATACAACCAATCTAGAAAGAATGTATATGAAAGAATTGTACTACCCCTAAAGAGGAAAGGTTATCTAACAGAATACTACAACCATAATAGCGAAGAGGATGTGCAGATGTTCAGTCTAAGGAGAACCGCCTCTAAACTATCCGCATCACATAAAGGAAGGCATGCTGTTCAAAGGTTATACAGAAAGATGAATGGTGAAGAGGATATTAAGTACGTTTAGAAAAGTATCTGCTATACACCCTTAAGCTCCATCTTCTTTCCTTTTTATTTTCAGACTTCTCTATCTTTAACAGGTCTCTTTCAAGTGCTTTTGATGGCGGAGGGATAAACAGTATATGCTCCAAACAAAATAGACAGAACCGAACCTTGAGGTAGAACACCTTAATTTTAAACCCTCTACATAGATGTTTGCAGTAACTAGACATGTACTACAAAGGTATGAATTTTATTCTGTTATTCTTTTGTGTAATTGTATGATAGGGTAGCCTAAGAACCAACAGACTGACATGACTGCTAGCCACTTACCTGCACGTGATGAATCGAATACTTTTATTTCATCTGTCTCTATATCCTCAAGCAAGAACTCTGCTCTCTCCTCCTCTGTCATTGTGCGAAAGCACTTTTTCTGAATGCGAACTGCTGAGAAGTAGTACAGAAACGCAGCTAAGAATGGTATTGATAATATTCCGTATATCATGACTATATTATACAAAGAAGCTCCTGCTAATGCAAGAGCCTCCCGAGATAGTTCTTCCCTCCTTTTTATTGTTTATACAAATATACAAAAAAGCCCCGAGTCTTTCCCGAGGCTTTTCAATCCGATAACTAAACACACTTGTTAATATTACTACTAATATACAGGGCGGCTTTAGTAAAAGCAAGCAGAGGGCGAAGCCCGTTCCGATTTTTTTAAAATCAGTAACATGAAGCAGACTTACCTACTGATTCAAATGCAGTAATGTCTCATATATGAAACAAAACATACCTTTATCTATAGGTAATCTGTATTAAATGTCTCACATTATGAGAAACCTTGAAAATAAACCCTAAAACAGCTTAATATTAAATAAATAATTCGTACCTTTACAACTTCAATAATATGACAAGAGTGTGATAGACGATAGTCAACATCTTTCTTCTTCCCTTGTCTCTTCGTGTTTTCCTTAAAGACAAACACACTCAAATAATCAAACCATTAGGGCATATTGTATTCTGACCGCACTTGCGTCATCACCTCGTTGTAACAGACTCCGTATCGTGCACTCTGAAGTGCTTTCTTATACCTTATGTTACTGTCCTATGCCGA